TGAGATATAATATCCATAAGTTCTACAGTATATGCTCCTACAAACTGTGAAAAAATTGTACTAGCACTTGCTTCTGCTAATGACCATTTTTTAGTAGCATAATTGTAAATTATGATTCTATCACATATACCAGTAGTATTCGATTTGTTATTTGTACTTGGGTACAACCACATAGCCAACTGATTAAATGGATCTACTGCTGCACAAATTCTATCTGAATATGCTTTGTTTAAATTAAGATCAAAAAATCTGTTTACTTTCTCTACTCCAATAGGCATGATTTGATCACCATTTATTTGATAAAAACCATCTTCTGCGTAGAAAAAAATTTGTCTATTATCCTGACACACTGTTCTTCCATATATAGCTCCTCTATTTGGAGATATTACTGAAAGCCTAAATACAACTGCTCCTCCAACATAGTCCATACGAATTATTTGATTTTGTCTGAACACATATCCAACCTCTCCAGAGGTTATTGCAACTACCTGTCCACCAGAACCTGGAAGGTCTTGGTAATCAGATTGTTTGCCTGACCAAGTAGCAATATCATTAATACCTGACCATTGAATTCTATTTGTTGCACCAGTAATATTTCCTGTAACTAAAAAGTCTCGAACAACTCCTGAAACTCTAAATGTAGGTGCTGTACCTGCAGTTACTATTGCACTAAGATTAGCAAATACACTAGATGTTCCCATTAAATAATATTGAGGTGCATCTACTCCATTACTAAATATTACATATTCACCAAACTGAGTAAATGTTCCAAAGTCTGTATTATCTCCAGTTAAAGGTGTACCACCAGAAAAATCTGTAGTTGTTAATCTTGTTGTATCAGATGAAACATTAGTTAAATTATCTCTGCCAACAGCAGCTCTTGTAACTGTAACTACTGCTGATGATACTGTTGCTGAAAAATCAGCATGACCATTAATAGTATTTTTTAAATTTGTAGCAGTAGTATCGTTATTTGTTTGTACTTGAAATTGGTTTGTAGATGGAGTTCCTGTAACTGAAGTGAATACAACAGTTGATCCATCATTTTTTTTTAAAGTAATAGTTTTTCCAGTTCCAATATTTGCATAATCCGAAACTGTTATTGTGCAAGTTGCATAAGAATTATTTAATAATTTTCCACCAGCACCTCTATCTGTAAAAGTACCAGAAGCTAATTGATAAATAGTTTCTTTAGTTGCTGCAAAGTTATAACTGGTATTATCAGTTGATCTAAAAGAACCAGCTCCTTTTGATAAATCTCCAATAGCGTTAGTGCTATAATCAACTAAAGAAGGAAAAGGTTTATAACTTCTAGCAGCAAAATAAACATTCTTTGCTGTGTTAGCTCCAGGATTTTTAAATTTAGGTTGATCTGGTAGCCATTCTCCAAAAGGTATTTGCATTTATTATCCTATTCGTTATTGCTCACTACTCCCACATTTGTAGTTTGGAAAGGTGCAGCAACAGTTACATCAGAAGTTATTTTTAATGGTGATCCACTCCATTGATCTTCTCTGTCGTTTCTTTCAACTCTTTCCATTCCAGTTGTGTAAAGTTGAAACCAATTTTGTAATTTAGCTGGTTCAATACCACCTAAAAAATTTGCAGCATGATAAAGTGAACCATATAAATAAATTCCAGGATGATTTGCTAAAATATAATTACTTGTATTAGAATCTGATAAAGCATCAATAGCTTTGTAATAATTAATTGTTGCTGTGTATGAAGTGTCTGGAGATGGAGCAAATCTAAAATTATCTCCTAATATTGTATAACGAAGGGGTCTGCCAGAAGTAGAACCTGCTTTTGTTTGATCCATTTGAGTTGGAGTCATATAAGTTAAAGAATATTTAGTTGATCCTGAAACAATATAAAAATCTCTAACTTGTAAAAATCCAGTCGGTAATGTTTCTGTTTCTGAATCAATTGTAAAAGAACTATCAGTAGCCAACATTTTTCTAATTCTAAATTTAGAATTATAATCTGCTTCTACTAATTTAATAAAGTCATCAGCTATTTCCGATGTTAAATCTGATCTATTAAGCCAATTAGCAATTGATGTTTTTAATTCTGAATAAGTTGATAATGCCATTACAAATTACCTCTTGCTGTTTTAAAATATTGAAATTCGTTACTATTCAATTTTTTTTTTAATATTTTAGTTTGTGTTTCTGCTGGTAATGCCCACCAGTTATTATTACCATTATATTCTTTTGCCCAAATTTGCAAAGCTAAAATAGGAATAGATGCTACTCTTTTAAGTTCTCTACTAGGAGAGTAACCATCATTCGCATTATATAATTCTTTATTATGTTTTAAGTGAGAATCAATATTAAGTTTTTCTGCAATCGTAATTTTTTTTTCAGAAGAATCACCAATAAAAGTTGTTTCTTTTAAACCATCAATTTGAGTTTCTTTCATCTGCCTTGACCTCTATATTTTTTTTTATGTGGTATTCTTTTTGAATACGATTTTGCATGACGACCTGGTCTTTTCCTCCTTGTCCGCTTAATATAAGTATTAACACCCCACTTTGGAGCTTTACCCATTATCCAGACAATTCAGTAGCGTACAAATCTCCAGAACCAATAAAAGCAACTTTATCACCTGGAGCAACTTTAAATATTTCTACCCATCCAGCAGGTATATAAATATCAGTCGCTGCCGCAGTTGGTGCAGCAGCAAATTTAATATGCCCTGCCGCACTTGCAACTATTCTTACAAAAACTGTCTGTGCATTAAAAGCTGTACTAGAAGCGGCACTTGATCCTGAAGAAGTTACTTTGTGTGTTGTTCCTGGATATAATCCATAATTATAAGCCATGTTTTTTTTCTCCTATTTAATTTATGAGGGTGGAAAAACCGCTAGGTCAGAGCCACCCCCATTTTGTATTATACTATCTTCTTATAACAATTGTAAAGTCAGCAGTATGTGTATTTGTTGATGCACCACTTGTAGTTAGTGTAATATATCCGCCTTCTTCCACAATGTTAGCTGCACTAGGTTCACAGCTATCAACATCACCTGTAGCTGAGCCTGAGTAAGCTATTGTTATAGTTCCATCAGTCATAGCAGTAGAACCAACTTTTGCTGTAATAACAGCATTAGCAGTTGCTATTGTTCCGCCTAAAACTGAATAGATTTTAATTACTTTTCCACCATCAGGAACAGCAACATAAACAGACCCTGCTGTTGATACATCGCTCATTTTGACAGTTATGAAATAATCGTTAAGTGTTCTCATTGTTTATCTCCATCGTTCCGCCCTTAATCTTATCTCAGAGCTTCAATGTTAATATTAATGCAAGGGGAGCAGATATTAAGATTACTCCCCTTACAAATTATTTATTATGATGTAGTTACATCTGTAACCATACCACTTGATGCTTCGTTCTTCGCTTCAAGAGTATATTCAACTACTAAGAATCTCTGATCTGCGTCAGCAGTTTGTGCAGGATTCTGTAATTTGAAGTCTCTCAAAAACGATACTGCCCAGAAATCCATTTCTAAGCATAAAACATCTTGACCTCTTTTAGCCGCAGTACCATTAGTTTTTCTAATCCATCTGTTCGGCTGGACTTGCATAGTACCAAAGTCTGATTCATAAACATCAATAGAAGTTATTAAC